TTCCCTGTGGATATGATTGATAAATATAAATCAGAGGGATGGGATTTATCAGACGCTAAGGAAGTAAATCAAAATATTATCAGTGAGTTTATGGCTGAACCGCCACAAGGAAAAATCCGTATTGCCGGAGATGATGGGCTGCCTGCGTGGGCAGATATTCCTCCACCCACGCATGAAGAACTTATTGAAATTACTGAATCAGAAAGACAGCTACTAATTAACCAGGCCAACGAATACATGAACAGTAAGCAATGGCCCGGTAAAGCCGCTATTGGTCGTCTGAAAGATGATGAACTGGCGCAATATAATTTGTGGCTGGATTATCTGGACGCACTGGAACTGGTTGATTCCTCCAGTGCGCCAGATATTGAATGGCCTACGCCTCCGGCAGTTCAGGCCAGATGACATCCGGCGCGGTGCTGGTATCTGTTGCCGTCACCGCGTCAATGTAATCCAGCACAGCGTTAAGTCGGGTGGTTTCTGCCTGCGTCAGCTTCCGTCCGGCCTGTAGTTTCAGTTGAATCAGACTAATGGAAGCCATTGCTGCATCAATAAGTGACTGGCGCAGTGCTTCTGCCGCGTCTACTGCGGCATTATGCTGTGCCTCAGTATCTGTCACCCATTTCTCACCATCCCATTTATCGTATGGCGTTAACGGGGCGATAGTGGTTGTATTATCAGGGTAATCACCCGGAGCTGTGATTTCTTTTGATTCTCCTGTTTCGGTGCTAAAGACGATTTCACCGCGATGGTCTGGCACATATTCCCATGAGTTAAAATCTGCAGATCGGCAGATTGCATAACCAGCTTTGTATGCGCCTGGGGCATCTAAACAGGAATATGCCGGAATGCCGACACCAATAGCAAGATATTCAGTTGAAGCTGAAATATATTCCCGACTCATGACATCAAAGTTATAAACAGTAATTTCTCCTGCCATAGTGGCAATTAATTCACTGTTTAATTCTGCGTTATTCATTATGCAGCCCTCACAATATAGTTAAAAGCGACATTTCGTGGGCGTGTTTCATTCGCACCTGCAGGTTTAGTCGTTGCCGCAACAACACCACCCTCTGTAATAGCCGGGTTGGGAATTGGGTAATTATCGAAGTCAATGGCCGGAGACAGGGGCGTGATTTGTTTTAAAATCGTGGTGCCTGTAAAACTTTCCAGAGTCTGGTCGTTAGTTCGTGAAGTCCAGATTCCCCAATAGTGGTTATGACTGACAATCGCACCGTCCTGAAGCGTTAATAATCCCCTTCCGTTATCCACTCCACGTCCGTCATCCCAGCCACGAATAAACTCACCGCGTAAATCAGGCAATTTATTTGTCGGGTAAGCCTTTGCCAGTTCCGGGTATTCTTCAGCAGAAAAAGCCGCACCATTGCATTTCAACCAGCCTGTTGGCGGAGTGGCTGAAGGCCACGGAACAGGCACCCCAACAGGTAATGCTGAGCCTTCTCCCAAACCAACGTTTAAGAAAATGCAGAGGTAACAGCTAACTGGCATCATCTCCGGTTTTTATTCAGGGGGATGATCATGCTTATTGGCTATGTACGCGTGTCAACAAATGACCAGAACACCGATTTGCAACGTAATGCACTGAACTGCGCGGGATGTGAGCGGATTTTTGAGGACAAAATCAGTGGCACTAAGTCCGACAGACCGGGGCTGAAAAAACTACTCAGGACACTATCGGCAGGAGACACGCTGGTTGTCTGGAAGCTGGACAGGTTGGGACGCAGTATGCGGCATCTTGTTACGCTGATAGAAGAGTTGCGCCAGCGTGGCGTGAATTTCCGAAGCCTGACTGACAGTATTGATACCAGTACCCCAATGGGCCGTTTCTTTTTTCATGTCATGGGTGCCCTGGCTGAAATGGAACGCGAACTGATAGTTGAACGTACCAGAGCGGGGATTGCTGCAGCTCGCGACAAAGGCAGAGTAGGTGGACGCCGTCCTAAGTTGACCACCGAACAGTGGGCACAGATTGGACGTTTACTAGAGGCCGGAGAATCAAGACAGCGTATTGCACTGATTTTTGATGTGGGCGTTTCTACCATTTATAGAAAATTTCCGGCAAATAAGAGCAGTGAATCCCCCTGAATCAGCATAATTTTGATTATCCCTGCAAGTAGACAAATACCGTCATTTTGTGTGAATAACTGTACAACTACACTTAGCTGTTTGTCGGGCACAATCACTTCAACATAGGGCGAAGCCTAATCCAATCAGGAGGTTCGCCGCTATGGCTCAGGATTACCACCACGGGGTGCGCGTTGTTGAAATCAACGAAGGCACCCGATCCATTACCACGGTGAGCACCGCCATCGTGGGTATGGTCTGCACGGGCGATGATGCCGATGCAAAAATGTTTCCTCTTAATAAACCCGTGCTGATCACTGATGTGCTGACTGCCAGCGGTAAAGCGGGTGAGTCCGGCACGCTGGCCCGTTCGCTGGATGCCATCGCTGACCAGGCAAAACCCGTGACCGTTGTTGTGCGTGTGCCGCAGGGTGAAACGGAAGAAGAAACCACGACCAATATCATCGGCGCAGTGACTGCTGAAGGTAAAAAAACAGGCATGAAAGCCCTGTTATCTGGTCTGTTAGGTGCTCTGCTCAGTCCGATAGGTCTTGTGGTTACTGCACTGGCGGGCGTGGCGCTGGTTGTCTGGAAATACTGGCAACCCATCACCGCATTTCTCGGCGGCGTGGTGGAAGGATTCAAAGCGGCGGCAGGTCCCATCAGTGCTGCATTCGAACCACTTAAGCCTGTGTTTCAGTGGATTGGCGACAAAGTACAGGCGCTGTGGGGCTGGTTTACTGATCTGCTGACGCCCGTTAAGTCGACCTCTGCCGAACTGCAGAGTGCAGCGGCAATGGGGCGACGATTCGGGGAGGCACTGGCGGAAGGGCTGAATATGGTCATGCATCCGCTGGACTCCCTGAAATCCGGCGTTTCCTGGTTGCTGGAGAAACTCGGCATTGTCAGTAAAGAGGCTGCAAAGGCGAAACTGCCGGAAAGCGTGACGCGTCAGCAACCTGCGACGGTGAATGCAGACGGTAAAGTGATGATGCCATCGGGTGGTTTTCCGTCATGGGGATATGGCTTTGCGGGGATGTATGACAGCGGCGGCTATATCCCGCGCGGGCAGTTTGGCATCGTCGGTGAAAACGGGCCGGAAATTGTTAACGGCCCGGCAAATGTGACCAGCCGGAGAAATACAGCTGCACTAGCTGCCGTTGTTGCCGGAATGATGGGCGTTGCTGCCGCGCCAGCAGAGCTTCCACCGTTGCATCCTGTGGCGCTTCCCGCGAAAGGCGGTGAAGCGATGGTGAGTCGCGCAGCCACTGTGCCGCCCGTTTACCGGATTGAGGCACCGACGCAGATCATCATCCAGACGCAGCCAGGACAAAGTGCGCAGGATATTGCGCGGGAGGTGGCACGCCAGCTTGATGAACGTGAACGCAGGCTGAAGGCAAAAGCCAGGAGTAACTACAGCGATCAGGGGGGATACGACGCATGATGATGGTGCTGGGATTGTACGTGTTTATGCTGCGCACCGTTCCGTATCAGGAACTGCAGTATCAACGCAGCTGGCGACATGCGGCAAACAGCCGGGTAAACCGTCGTCCGTCCACGCAGTTTCTGGGACCGGACAACGACATGCTGACGCTTTCTGGAGTTCTTATGCCGGAGATAACGGGCGGCAGGCTGTCGTTGCTGGCTCTGGAGCAGATGGCAGAACAGGGAAAAGCATGGCCCCTGATTGAAGGCAGCGGCACGATTTACGGCATGTATGTGATTGAGGGACTGAATCTGACTAAAACGGAGTTTTTCCGCGACGGTATGCCGCGCCGGATTGAGTTCACCCTGTCGCTCAAACGGGTGGATGAATCCTTGTCCGATATGTTCGGTGATCTCAGTACGCAACTGAATAATCTGCAGGACACGGCAACATCTGCCTTAAGTGATATCAGTAAAACGGTGGGAGGGCTGCTGTCGTGAATTTCAGCTCTGAACTGCTTAACAAAGGCAACAAAACTCCCGCATTCAGCATCAGTATTGAGGGCAGGGATATCACCACTGTGCTGGATAACCGCCTGATGAGGCTGACGCTGACGGATAACCGGGGCTTTGAAGCGGACCAGCTTGATCTGGAGCTGGACGACGCCGATGGAAAAATAGCGCTGCCGCGCCGTGGTGCGGTCATTACGCTGGCGCTGGGCTGGAAGGGGCAGCCGCTTTTCCCGAAAGGGGCATTCACGGTGGACGAGATTGAACACACTGGCGCACCGGACCGCCTGACTATCCGGGCGCGAAGTGCTGATTTTCGTGAAACGCTGAATACCCGCCGTGAAAAATCGTGGCACAAGACCACCGTTGGGGAAGTGGTGAAGGAAATAGCTGCGCGGCACAAACTGAAGATGGCACTGGGTGAGGACCTGTCGGATAAACCCGTGGAGCATATAGACCAGACTAATGAGAGTGACGGCAGTTTTCTGATGCGGCTGGCGCGCCAGTACGGTGCTATTGCGTCGGTGAAAAATGGCAATCTGTTATTCATCCGGCAGGGGCAGGGTAAAAGCGCCAGTGGTAAACCATTACCGGTTATCACTATCACACGTAAGGACGGCGACAGTCACCGCTTTACCCTGGCAGATCGCGGAGCCTACACGGGCGTAATTGCCAGCTGGTTGCATACCCGCGAACCCGCGAAGAAAGAAAGCACCACGGTGAAGCGTAAGCGCAGGACTGCAAAGCAGAAGAAAGAGCCGGAAGCGAAGCAGGGCGATTACCTGGTGGGTACGGATGAAAACGTGCTGGTACTTAATCGCACTTATGCCAACCGGAGCAACGCCGAACGTGCGGCGAAAATGCAGTGGGAACGCCTGCAACGCGGTGTTGCGTCATTCTCGCTACAACTGGCGGAAGGTCGGGCAGATCTCTACACGGAAATGCCAGTGAAAGTCAGTGGCTTTAAACAGCCAATAGATGATGCGGAATGGACCATTACCACCCTGACGCATAATGTCAGCCCGGATAACGGTTTTACGACCAGTCTGGAGCTTGAAGTGAGGATTGATGATTTCGAAATGGAATGATTCTTCGCAATGGAAAACTTTTAAGTTTTCAAAATGGAATAATGCGGTATCATTATTGTGAATTTAGCAAAAATGGGGAGAGCTCGAAAAATGATGATTTGCCCACTGTGTGGAAGTGCCGCCCATACTCGCAGCAGTTTTCAGGTATCTTCATTGACCAAAGAGCGTTACAACCAGTGCCAGAACATTAACTGCAGCCATACTTTTGTTACCCATGAAACTTTTGTTCGTTCGATTGCAACGCCAAAAGAGTCAAATCCGGTTCAGCCGCATCCAATGAAATCAGGACAGGTGGCGCTCTCTCTTTGACGCTGCCGCCATTTTGTCGCCATCGTTAAAGAATAGTGCTTCTAACATCATGATTTTAAACAGCTTAAATTTCAGGCAACAAAAAACCCATCAACCTTGAACCGAAATGGCGGGGTTGATGGGCTCCACAAAATGGGGACATCAAAGAAAAGCAGTGGCACTAATTAAGACTGATGCCCTGCGGAAAAGTTCTGCGGTTGTGCAAAAAAATTTCATTTTCAGGGCAACTTCAGTT